TTGAACAACGAGGTGGACATCTGCCCACTTGACCGTCTGCCCGTTATGTAAGCCGTAAACAGCTTTGATTCCAGGCTTTTTCTCTGGTTGCCGTTCAAGATGTCTTGAACGCCTTCCTCCTGAATAACATCGGAGAACATGTATTTGGCTAAGGCGAGTTCGCACACTGTCTGCAAGCGCGCGACAAAGTTTGCCTCAAAAGAAGAGTAATCACTCCCAAAAATCCGAAAACCGGCCTTGTCTGCTACACCACGTATGTAGCTCGGCCAGTCTGCCCTCGGTATTTTCTTGATAAATTCAGGGCGCGCAAAGAGCTTCTTCTCTATTGCTGAAATAAATCTGCCCTGTAAGACCTTCTCGTAATCAGTGGGCGAGTGTATAACCCGCTGAAACTTGGGACCATCATAGAACTCGCGTTTGACGAAACACTTCTTCGTCTTGAGTTTAGATGGTTTGACCTCCCCGCCTACCCACTGTTCGTAGGCAGTACGATACTCGTCTTTTCGCCACTCTGGGTGGTTGACCCCTTCCACCCATTCTTCGAATGTTGGAATTTCCTCCGGGGTGAGAGGCGTGAGATTATTTTTGAGCCACCGTTGAACGAACTCTTCGAATTCGTCTAAAATGGCTCCGCCAATCGGCGGGCGCTGGTGCACCAACCGCTTCCGCAGGCCCTGAGTTGCGGACAAAGGGTCATTCGCATTTGGTCGAAAATAAATTCCACCGCGAACGACACACGGCAGGCTGACACATTCCGGCGTTCGACGCAGTCTGTTAGATGTTGAGATAGATGTGATTTTACCATCCCTCACGGGAGGATCATTCCACGTCACCCCACCACAATCAACTTCGTCGACATTATAGCCGTATATGTACAACCTGCCTCCCGCGGGCCTTACGGTAAATCCCACTCTTGCGCGTCAGGGTTGACCGTCGAGGACAGATGCTTCACGCGCATGAAGTTCACCATTGATATTACTCGGCTGGCATAGAAGATGCCGACACCGGAGTTTTGGGTCAAATCATTGGCTATCTGCCCTTGGGTGCTGTAGCCATTTCTCAATGACATATCAGCCTTCTGAAAGTCTCCCGCTAACATGAATCTTGATAGCGTTGACATCCAGTGGTAGAGAGTGAGGTCGAAAACCAAACCATCCACACCCGGCACGGTCGTTTTTAGGGAGGTTCTGACTGCGCACGGATCCATTCGTGGACCCGCATCGCACCATAACCTAGCTTCTTCGTGTTTCAGATGTTTGGCGTCACACATACGCCAGTCGTCCACAGTCTGACTGCGTCGGAGTACCCAATCTTCGGCGGAATTAACCGCTTTCCGAAATGGCAAACCTCCCATTCTTTCTGCCATCGCGTCAGTGTAGGAGAATGGAACCTTCTCAAATACTTCAGCGGTATGCTTAATCTTAAGGCCAAATGTACTTTCCAGAACTTTGGCCGTGCGAAAACTCATATTTCTACGGTCGGCAGCGAGCGCCATCTGGGCGCCCGGCAGGAGTGGCTCGTACGAGAACGAATGGACCACCTTGACCCTGGTGATATCCTCCGTATACCCACCGTACAACGCAATTGCTGCGCCGACAGACAGGCCCACTACTAGTTTTGAACGTTTACGAATCCCAGCGCCAAGCCCGAACAGGCCTAAGCCTGCTGCCATGTACTTCCTGGCGTAAGTGTTGGGGGTACGTCGCATGACGTTCAGCTCTTCAGCATAAGTTTCGGGCAATCCAGCCCTTAGCACGTCGACTGCTCGAAATTGGTAGCCTTTCCAGCCCACCAAAATCTCTTTGAGTCCAGCCGCCGCGCTTTCGGCTCCAAGATCTCGGAGCCCTAAGACGTACTGCAAAATCGCGTCTGTGTCGGCCCAACCATAAGAGGTTGTGACCGCCAACATCGCATTGAGTGCAGCACGGTTGGCGTGAAGGAATTGTATCAAGGCGTCAAAAACAGTACGTTCTTCTTCCTCATAGATCACATCAGCCTGGAGTTCCCGCTCGGCATCTCGGGCACCTGCTTCCTCTAACGCCGTACGTTCGAGGCTAGCAGAGATGCTTTCAGCGGCTTGTGCGCCCCGGTTCACCTCGGGGTCTTTCTTTTTGTCAACATCTGGCGCCTTTTCACGGCGCCGCTCGTCAACGTCCTTGTGGAAACGAGTCGGATGCGTCCGTCCCTTCTCATTGTCTCCACATTTCTTGCAGAACTTTTCCCAGGGGTTATGTTTTTGAGTCTTCCCCCCGGAGGAGACTTCCGGACTTTCTTCGCTTGCAGCTGGGCTAGCCCGGAGGTCACCCGCTGCACCACCGCTCGACTCTATGTTCGCCCAGCCACACGCTCAAACATCGCGGCGGCTAGATAGAAAAAACGGGATATGCGGGTGAGAACGGTGAACAAAAACCACCAGAAACCCGCAGAGGTCCTGGCGATCATCTTGCGCAACGGCACGGCTCGTGCGGCGCGCAAGAGGGCCTGCGTTGCGGAACGCACACCCTTGGCTGCTCCCGTCGTGGCCTTGTAGACCAACATACCAGGAGCGATAGCCCGGGTGATTTCCATCGCCCGGGGTCTCATGTAGAACGTTTTCATCATTTCCAAGAATGCACGATACGCACTCAAGATCTTCCTCAACCTCAAAGCCCGCGCAATCGCGCGGGCCATCAAGTTGGCTCCGGTGAAATAATTGCCCATGTACGGGCGAGAGAATTTGAAGGCCTCATACTGCAGATACTGCTGAAAGTGGCCGATAGTTACTTGTGCGACAAATTTAAGAATTATTGCTGCCATACTGGATTCTGCGGTCCCAGTCCGACCAAGTCCGCCGCATTGACGCTCACTCTTTCTGCGCTAAGCTAGTGAGTAGGACCTGGCCTGACCGCACAGTTAATAGGAATATTTCAGCCGCTCGCCCAAGAGCGGCCTACTCAACGCCATCCGTGCGATAGTAGTGTAAAAGTGTCACCCAACTTCTCGGGTGCACAGTAACGGGTTGTAATTTGCCCTTCGACAATGCAGGCGCTCAAGGGCCCGGGTTTCAGTTTTTTGGTTGGTGACGCTCGCCTTCCACGGTCTCTGCTCCGCTATGCCCTGCCCCCTTATCGCCCCTGCATCTCAGCAT